TGCTGGATCGATAAGATTTTCGGACAATGGAAAATTTGCAAACGATCAGGCTCTCGGCAGTGTCCCGTCAGGAATGACACCAAATGGTTATGACGAATTCGAGTGTCTTATTCCGATAGCTATGCATAATGGTGGACCTGCTGGAACACAAGCACGTATATACATAAAAAATGGTGGAGTATATATCGTCGGTACAGATAGTGCCTCATTCGTAATGATTGCAACAACGGCTTATTTTAGCTAATTAGCTAACTGGTATAAAAATAGCTCTTGTCGCAAAAAGAGTCCATGTGCCTCCATTTTTGTACGAAGTAATATGAAGCTTATCGCCTTTGCTACATTTTCCTGTAAAAGTAGAAACTAATTTGTAATAGTTTCCGTTATTCCCCATATTTACATTGTTTAATGCACAAGCGATTTCCTGTTTATAGCTTTCACTGCTGATATTGGAGGAAACTATAACGATGAAAGCATATGTAACGCCAGCTTTCAAAAAGCTATTGGTATCCAAATTTGCTGTTCCTTGCGCCGTTGAATCAATGAATATTGGTTTCCTGTTCTCTAAAACAGTGTTAGTTTTGGTTAAATTGCTATTTAGTTCAGAATCCCTCTAAAAAGAAGAAAGGGGCAAACAGAAAAATGAAAATCACATTCAATGATGGTCAGGAACTGCAGATCCAGCAGGTCACTGAGCAGACGGATGGCGCACTTCTGATCAAGACCATTTCAGCACACGAGGATCAGCTGAAGACTTTATTCTCTGATCCGACAACAACTAAGAGAATGTCTGTGAGCGAACGGGATGCAGATACCGTTGTGTATGAAAATTACACGAAGCTTGATGCAATCGTGAAGTACACAGCTGGTATTCTTGGCGTGCTGATGTACCAGGAAGGAGAAGATCCGGACAGCCGAATAGCAACACTGGAGGCAAGACTTAAAGAGGCGGAAGAAAAAAATGCGGACTTACAGACAAGAGTCGAAAAAGCAGAAGAGAAAAATGAAATGCTCGAAGGATGCATTTTGGAAATGTCTGAAACAGTATATCAGTAAAACGATAATCTTATTAACTATTTTATTCATATTATTACAAATTTCAGGAGGAAAAGAAATGATGGCAATGTTATGGGCACAGCAGATTATGTTAGGAAAGAAAACTTATTCACAGGTACCGAGACTTTTAAAGGACAAGGTAAAAGAGGTCCTGATTGATTCCGGAGCAGAAGATCTGGTAACAGAAGACAAGCAGTAGAGGTGAAGCGTAGATGGCAGTAAAAACAGCTCAATATATATTTAATGGTCAGGCATACAATCTGACCTATAATTCGACCTCCGGGAAATGGGAAGCTACGGTTACAGCTCCAAGTAAGTCGAGCTATAATCAGCCGGATCATGTTCTTGGCGGAACAGTAAAGGCTACAGATGAGGCCGGCAATACTGCCACGGTAGATCAGAGTCATGCTACTCTCGGCGCATCACTTAAACTCCGTGTAAAAGAAAAGACAGCACCGACTATCACGATCACGTCTCCGTCTGCAGGAGCTTATATCACAAATACAACTCCGACTATCGAATTCCAGGTAAAAGATACAGACTCCGGAGTAAATGCAGGAACAATAGCAGTCACAGTTGATGGTACAGTCGTATCGACGGTAACAAAGACTGCTATTGACGGTGGATATAAGTGCACATGCACATCACCGACGTTAAAAGATGGATCACATACGATTTCGGTCAAAGCATCCGACAACGATGGTAATGCAGCTGCAGCTAAGACAGCAACATTTACAGTTGATACAGTGCCTCCGACACTGCAGATCACAGCTCCATCAGATAACCTTATAACCAACAAGAAGACAGTAACGGTAAGTGGTAAAACAGATGACGTATCATCTAAGCCAGTTACAGTAACGGTAAATGGAGCAACTGTAACGGTCGGAACAGACGGAACATTTACTAAGGACGTGACTCTTGCTGAGGGTGCAAACACCATCACAATCGTAGCTAAAGACAAAGCCGGAAAGACTACTACAGTCACACGTAAGGTTACTGTCGATACGTCAGCTCCGGTAATTAAGTCAGTGACTCTTACTCCGAATCCAGTAGACTGCGGAAAGACATTCATTATTGCAGTCGAGATTACCGACTAGGCGGTGCGCCTATGGTAGTAAAGGTAAGCGGTAAGATAGATGGAAAAGAAGTAATATTCGAGAGAGATGAAGGGGACCGGTGGAATGCCACGGTCCCTTATGATTTAGATGGAATGTATGTGGTGGAGTTGACGGCAGAAAATGATGCAGGCAATATTGCATACTGCACGAAGATGCTGTTGATTGTTGATCCGGCTACTCTATGCGTAAGACTTGTTCCACTTGATTATATGGTGGAAATTGTTCCGGAAGACTGTAAGGTTACAGTTATTCCGGAAGATTATGCTGTAGAGGCAGTTCCGGAGCAGTATCAAGTTATCGCAGAGCCAGATCCGCTCTTTGTGGAGGTAATTTATCCGATACACGGAAGGGGGTGTTGTTGTGAATAAAATTAGATTTATCCTGGGCGAAGACAAGCACGTTAAGCTATTGGTGCGAAGTCCTAACGATGAGCCATTTACGATTCTGACAGCATCTTATGAGCTGGCACGTTACACAGACATCGTGGTGCAAGGAGAGTGTGATATCAATGAGCATTATCTTGACTGCAAGATTGCTCCGAAAGAAAAAGGAACACATATATTGGAAGTGACTTATACGGTTGCGGATTCGATCAGGAAAGCAAGGATAGAAGTTGAGGTGGTTTAATGCTTAAAATTACAGATGTGAAATTAAGCAAAAATACGGTTGCGACCGAGGAAAAATTTACGATTTCTGTACAGATCCAGGAAACGGTTGATTATCCGTATGATTACCATTACGACTATCCGATAGCGTATACCGGAACAGCAAAGCCGGTAAAATCATAAGAAATTTAATTGAAAGAGAGAAAAAGCGGTGAAAGACGTATTGATGCAGACATATATCATTGCGCTTCCAATCTTATTGGGATATATTGTCTGGCTCTTGCAGGAGCAAAAAAAGAAACAGGTGCAGGACGCAAAAGAGCGTGATGAACGGATTGCGGAAGAACGTAAAAAAAGGGATGCAAACAGCGCCGGTACAATGTTACTTCTTAGGGTACAGTTAATTGAATATCACGGGAAATATATGAAGCTTGGTAAGATACCGAGCTATGCTTATGAAAATTTCTGTGAGATGTATGAAGCATATCATCGGCTTGGTGGGAATGGCATGATCACAAAAATGAAACAGGAAATAGAAGAATTACATCTAAAACAAAAAGGAGAGTAACGATTATGAATACGGAAATGTTGATGCAGTATATTACCTATGCACTTGGTGGAATCGGAATTTTAGCATTCCTTGTGAGCGTAGTTGTACAGGTGATAAAGGAAATGCCGGTACTGAAAAAGATCCAGACCAATGTGGTGGCACTTGCAGTGTCACTGATCCTGACACCAGTGGCGGTGGTGGTCTTGTGCATTTATTATGGAATTGTAATTGAATGGTATTATGTATTTGCCTCATTTCTAGCAGCATTTATTGTGTATCTGGTAAGCACCGGAGGCTGGGAACGGATCACAGAAATCTGGAACAGAAGTAAATACAAGGAATAATGGGGCGAATAGTCGCCCTCTTTTTGAAAGGAGAAACATTATGGCAATGAATGGAATTGATATTGCAAGTTATCAGGCAGGAATTGACCTCAGTGTGGTCCCGTGCGATTTTGTGATCGTAAAGGCAACAGAGGGAACAGGCTACGTGAACCCAGATTTCACAAGAGCTTACGCACAGGCTAAGAACGCCGGAAAGTGTCTCGGTATCTACCATTATGCGAATGGTGGAGATTACCAGAAAGAAGCAGATTACTTCCTTGATAGAATCGGAAAACGTGTAGGCGAAGCAATTCTCTGTCTTGACTGGGAGGGGAAGAGCAACCAGGCATTTGGTAGCTCGGATTTTGCATGGTGCAAGAGCTGGCTTGACT